TCTGAAAGGAGGAACTCAATGCAATTTAACAAACCACTTACACGTAAGATGGTCCGCTGTCGGGTGATACCTGCAGGTAAAACATGTCAAATATTTTACCTACCAGTAAATCCCTTCAGCCTCCTGAGACCTGCTGAGAACTGTACAGTTCTCTTAGGTCCCTTCCTGTTCGATTTATCAACACAAAAACTCACTCTCTATGATGAGATTGAGTTTGAGTCTTGCGAATTCGAGCCGGGAGGAGAAGACGATCCAATTGCTAATCCCCAAGTGCGCAAGTTTACTAAAACTCGTCACAAAAGAGGTTGGCCAAAGGGTATCTTCGAAAGTTTTGAAGTTTTCAAAACTATCTGGGAACGTCAACTGTTGCATAATGTATCATATGGCACTTTACGTGCTCATGATGGTACTTATACGACTCCTGTAAAAGGGAGTTATGACAGTCCGACGGTCTCGGGTGCTACGTGTAATTTTCAACGCCTTCAGCTGCTTTCAATGGGTGTAGACGGGCAATTGCTCGACTACCTCAAAGTTTACCCCTACGCTTCGTCCGAATCGAGTGGTAACTACTATGGAGACGCGTTTATAACGCCTTCATGGAGTGTCACTACAGATAAGGGTGATGAGTGTTTCGGTTTTGCAGCTTGGCAAGGACTTAGAGCTATTGGATCTGGTGGTTTACCATCAGTCCAGTATGTTATCCAACCTGATACACTTCAATTTGATGAGGTTAATAAAACCTTTTCAATGCGAGTATATTCAGAATACTGGATAACATCAACTCCTATTATTTCCAATATCAGGCATACTTTTACGCCTGTCTGGACATCTAGGATTTTGACCTCTACGTCCGAAACTGTATCTAAGACAAGGTTAGCCTTCTTTTCTGGCTTAAGAGCCAGACTAACCTCCGAGCGCAAGCAACTTGCCGCTTTTGTGCCAAAACATGCTCACTTTTTTGCATGTGAAGACGCTGTGTCAGGGGTTCGTCCCATGACATTTAACGGCATTGCTTTTATCAAAGACCTCTTTGAGCTTAAACAGCTTATTGAGCCAGTGATAAAGTTGTTCACAGGCGGTAGGATATTTAGTCCTAAAGCCTGGGCCAACGTGCTCCTCGCGTACCTTTATGGTTTTCGTCTATCCAAGATGGATTGGAGTACTTTAATTAGTACTATCATTTCTATCCGGAAAACACGAAGAACAATGGAAGAGTATATTCAATTTAGAAATTCTCTTCACACGGTATACGGGACTTACAATGCTCCTGCTCCTCTCAAGGGCTTTCCTGCCCCTGGGTCTAGTAGGACCAATTGTAGGTGTGTTCTTAGATGGGAAGTTCCAATCGGCGCGGGTTGGTTGGAGAGACTTATGTCACTAGTTGAGGACTTTGATTTCCGGATATCCGGAAAAAATGTATGGGATTTGATCCCATATTCATTTGTCGTCAACTGGTTTACTGGATGGGGCGATGTGATCGATCAATGGGATTATTCCCTTGAATGCGACCGTCTCAAATTAAGAGAACGTGTGAAATCAATTCACAACACGATCCAATCCAGTAGTACACAGTATTTTGAGGAATTTGGCCTCGTTGGTCAAATAACTCATGATACGTACTTCCGCACCATTGCATTTGAGTTCCCAAAACCTCCACTAGAACCTGGTGCTCCTTCCTTCGAAAAACATTATTTCGAAGGAATTCTGCTAATTCTTAGTCGTTTTTCGCCTAAGTGAGCAGAAAAACAGCTTACAAGACTGTTATATCTTGTTGAGCGGTGTGTTTAAAGCACCGTTAATTTTCTAGCTATATGCTAGGAGGATTACAATGTCTCTTGTTATCGCTAACACAGACACTGCAACTTCACCGGTAACTGGTGCAAGAGCTGATATAGCTCCTGTTCCGACTAACTACGCAGCCGATTGGCGCGTCGTTAGTGAAAAACCGGGAGAAGTTATCGTAACCAACATCACTGCACCGGTAACAAAACCGGAGACCTTGCGATTTGCTTGGTCGTCAGTTGCTGATGTGTTTAAGGGAAGTCCACTTATGGCTTCCGGAGTTGAATTGGCTGGTGATTCCAAAGCTGGAGTCTCCATTCTGGTTCAACTCAACACAGTCGGTTACGATTCAGGCGCGACAGCTGCACTGTTCCCAGTGTCAGCAAATCTCGTCCTGAAAATCCCGTGCGGACCTGCTCCAACAGCTGCTGATGTGCTTGTGCTCATCAAAAGACTGCTGGGTCATCTGTACGGCACTAAGGATACTACCATCGCAACTCGCATGGATAGTCTCCTTCGTGGAGTACTCACTCCTGTCGAATTGTAACAACAATTCTAAGGATTGATTAGTCCTCCGAATAGTAGCTAGAAAAGGAGGCTACTTTGGAAAATTCGAGAGATACCTTATTTCGTAAGGTAGAGCTCTGTGTATCTTCGATATGCAGCTCTCCGTTGATCCTTGGAGGCACCCGGGCCTCTAAAACAAATGTCGAAATTTTCGGCAGGTGTTTAGGAGCTTGGCTTGTCCTTTTAGAAGATTTGATGCTACGTCTCGGTCTCTCCGAGGTCAGCAGAGACTCTCGACGAAGAAACTTCGTCGAAAGTCTTGCATCTGCTGATCTGGCAGAGGTCCTTAATTTTCTTGACGCTGTTTATATGAGGTTAATTACCTCAAATGACACGATAGATACCTTTAAACAGTATTTATCGTCCCAGGCGCCACAAGGTCTATGTTACGAGAGATTGTTATCTCCTTGTAATAAAGCCTTGTATCCATTTCTTACTGAAACGGATAAGAAAACAAAGGCGTATCTCCTTTCGATCTCTAACCAGTTCCTGAGATTCGCAAGAAAGCTTGAGTTCCAAGACATCGGTCTTGAAACGAAGGCACTTACGAATTATATGGAAACTGAGCAAGAGCTCGAGGCCATGAAGGACAATTATGATGAATTGGTTATCGTTAACCTTTCCAAAATAATTCATAAGTGGTTCAAAGATTTCCATATCGATGAACTCCTTCCCTGTCATGGTTCAGGTTCAGTCGCTGAGGGCCCTTTGACCCTAGCTGATAAGTTTGGAGTATTAACTGTGGATCCTCTTATTAAAGAGGTACTCCGCTCAATTAATGGTCCAAAAGACAGCTTTTTGGAATATTTTCCAATTCAGCCTGGTAATGATTTAGTGCGCTGTTCGCGTACTATATTCGTACCTAAGACTGCAACTAAGCTGCGTACTATATCAATGGAACCGTGTGTGCTTCAATATCTCCAACAAGGAGTTATGAAGGCACTCTACGAATACATTGATAGGCATCCTTATCTGGGTGTCCGTATACGGCTTGGCGACCAGACACAAAATCAGTATTTGGCACTGGAAGGTTCTATGTATCATAATTATGGTACAATAGACCTTTCACATGCTTCTGATAGCGTGTCTTGGGACCTGATTCGGAGAGTATTCAGTCGTACCCCTTCACTTTTCAAGTGGATGCTGGCTACAAGATCACGTATGACGATGTTGCCAGATGGTACAACTTTGCAGTTAAATAAATTTGCACCTATGGGATCAGCATTATGCTTTCCCATTGAATGCATTTTATTTGCTGCGATCATTGAATACGCGACAAATAAGTATTGCAAATTGATGCATACTTCTCCGAAGTTGTATTCAATTTATGGTGATGATTTAGTTGTCGACTCTGCAATTTATGATGAGGTAATAAATATCCTCACCATATGCGGATTCACTGTAAATTATACGAAATCGTATAATGATGGTGAATACCGTGAAAGTTGCGGAGAAGAATACTATGCGGGCCTACGGGTTACCGCACTCTATTATAGAACACCGTTCTATAATAAGAGGGTTTCACCTTCCGCTTTTGGGTCATGGTGTTCAGCTGCCAATAATGCGGCTTTACACCGCCTACCGCTGTATAGAGTATGGTTATTACATCATATTCTACGCGCATCCTATCGTTTTAAACCGTACTTTACCCCTAACCAGGGAAAAAGTCCGTTTTTGTGGAGTTCCCAGGCTACGAATCATTTAATTCGTCCAGCTTGGAATAAGAATCTCCAACGATGGGAAGGTAGGTTTGTCACTGTTAAATCACGACAGCGACAAAAGGATGAAGCCCATGAAGATTTAATAAAATACTTCATGAAACTAATCGAAATGAAACGGAGGCCTATTAGACCCGAGTCTCATTTAGATGAATCGTCCTTTCCCAATGCGTTGCATGGCTCAGTAGAACACTTCTGTTCTACGATCTTACCTGTATCTGATTGGTGCCAACATGATTTATTGTTGGCCCAGGATTGGTAAGATACTTAGAAAGTAGCCACCTTGGGGGGCGGTCATAGGGACCACCGAGTAAGTCATATGGCAATAGCCAGTCGGCATGTTTTTAATACTCTTAAACATGAATGATGTTTAAGGTAATGCCGTGACACTTACCACGGGGACCGAGCGTAGAAGTTCGGTTGGAGATTTTGGGGTTTGGGGGGCGCAAGCCCCCCTGGTAACCCACTGTTCTCTGCAGAGGCAACCTTTATTGGTCGCC